GCCTTCTGAAGCGAAGATTTCATCTTCCTTCAAGAAACATAGGGAGACCCTCTCAATGGATAATAAAACTCCAATTTACCTTTTAGATGCCGGAAAAGCTTTCATGTCAAAGTACTCAGAGAGGTTTCCCGCCAAGGAGTCTTCAGGAAAGATAACTACGAACTCTTCGTCTATCTTTGAGAGCTCACGCTCCCAAGGAGGACGATCGAGTTGGTTAATGTCTATCCTAAAAACTGTCAAAGCGGAGAACTCTCTCCTACAATACTCAAGAAAGACTGGCCCTTTATATGATTGCTTTGGGGATTATTTGTGTGCACTCACTCCTGACTATTGGGAGGACATCTTTTGTGATGTCATACCGTTAGGTGGGGATGAGTACCTCAATGACTCCTCAAAGGCTACCATAAGAAGGGCTACCTATCTCTTATTTGACATGGCTGCTGAAAAGGGTTGGATTCCCTATCCATCTGGAGGCTTTCCAGTATATCCTCAAGAGTCTTTACCAGTGGGCGATCGCCCTAGGTTATACTCTAGTCTATACTTGAGACCCCCTCAGATAGACCTGGAGGGTTTTGTTCCAAGGGAGTATATGACGAAGGCCTCGGTTGTGGAGGAACAAGGAAACAAGGCAAGAATCATTACGATTCTTCCTGGAGTACTTGCTACACTCCTACATATACCGAGGACTTTTTCATATTCCTCCCTTGCACAAGACCCACTAGTGGGAACGATCTCTGGTGAGGGGACTCTTACTTCTTTCATGAAGAAGGTAAATAAGTTCCTCAAGTCGAACCCTGAATATTCCCTTGATGGTCAGGTCCTGTTGTCCCTCGATTTAACGAGGGCCACGGACACCTTCAATCAAGATTATATTGGGGCTCTTCGTGATGGATACTTCTTTAATTCTCCATTAAGGATTAAGATCCTCTCACTTTTGATCTCCTCACCTTTCGGCGTTGAGTACCCTGCAAAGGAAAAGATAGAGGTACTTGAGAGTGCCTTAAGAGGTATTCCAATGGGTAACCCACCGAGTTGGTTCTTTCTTTGTTCCTTTAATAGGTCCTTTTGGGCTTTGAGTGGATTTCTTGAGGCTTGCCTCAAGATGTTCAATCTTAATACCAGAACGGCTCTAAAAAAGGTTTTTAAAGGAAAGGAACTTTCTCAATGGGCTCAGCAGGAAATCTTACGATTTCCTGCTCAGAACTCATTGGAGGACCCCTTGACGAGTCTCTGTGGAGATGATCTAATTGCCCTATGCTCACTTGAACGGGCTCTCATTTTTGAGAGGCTCGTCCAAATGGCGGGGGCCATAATCTCTCCTGGTGTACACTTTAGGAGTGAATCCTATGGGATCTACACAAAGCAATTCTGCCATCTTGATAGAATCAAGAGGGAGCTTCACTTTGTGGATATCCTAAGGATCCGCTCTCTGAGTTCACCAGATTCTCGCCTTCCAGGAAAAAAGGAAGTTCCTATTAGTTGGACTCGAGGCACAGCTGCCTTTCGAGAACTCGA